TATAACGTTATCCAATGGTGATACGTTACCAATTGAACAGGTTATAATCGGTATGGAAGTTATGACATGGAATGAGCAAAATGGTAAACAGGAAATAGGTGTAGTAACTGATTTAATTAGACCAATGAGTGCTGATATCATATCAATAGATTTATCTACCGATTCGATACAATGTACGGATGAACATCCTATATTTGTAATTGGTAAAGGCTGGGCATCTTATAATCCGGTTAAAACAAAACTAATACACAATATGAGTGTAGAGCTACTATCGGCAGGCGATTTAGTATTAAATAGTTCTAATGAATCAATCGCTATAAATTCAATAGAGCCAATAGTAGTGCTATCAGCTATACAAACATATAATCTAACAATAGCAGAAAATAGTACATATTATGCTAATGGAATATTAGTGCATAATAAAATTGCCAAACAATATATGTAATAATGAATAATGTAGTATATATAACACCATACTACATAAATTATTTATTAAAATATTTATAATAAAACTAATCAATGGCTATTAATCAAAATAATTCAGGATTTTTTGGTGGTGGGGCTAACAATAACAGCGGTGGTACAGGCGATGGTCCAGGTTTAGGCGGTGGCGGCGGTACAGGCGCCGGAAGTGGTATAACTAACCTAACAAATAATGCAGGCGATGGTTCTGGAGGAGGTGGTGGATATACTGGAGGTGGTGTGGTTACGCCAACAACAACGACTACTACAAGTACAACCACTACTACAACTACGCAGCCATATCTTCCAACCGGATTTGCAACATCTAAAGGTGATATAATATTAAATTTAACTGCGGATGAAGCTGTTGAATTTTCTTTTATTGATCAGACAGGGTTTCCTAAATCGTTTGCCATATCAAATACATATCAATTTAAAAGAAACCATTTACAATTTCACGGACCGTATATATTCCGTGCACAAAATACAGGTACAACTTCTTTAAACCGATTTAGTGTATCAGTTGAGAGGGAGCAAAATACGGCAAAAGAATATTTTTGGATAGTTGAGCAGGAATATAATCCCACAACCCAAACATTTTCCGTTATAAATGAGAGAAAGATAACTACAAATACGATTGTAGAAGAATTGCATTTTAGATTTAGTAGTGTACAAACCTCTACGACAACTACCACTACAACTCAGCCGCAGATTACTACCACTACAACGACTACTACAACAACTACAGCTAATCCTGTTGTTAATTATGAGATTGCGTTTGCTACAAATTTTAATAATGAATTAGGTAATAATCTTACTCTAAAATATAACATTGTAGATAAAAATGGAAACTCCGTAGATTCGGATAGTATATTATTACAAAATAAAAATACAGATAATAAAAAGATTGTAAATAGTATAGCGCTTAATTCTAATGTTAATATCCAATTAATTGGTACGTTTTCATCTGAATACAAATATACGCATATATACTACACCAATTCTAGAAATGTAAAATCAATCAATAATGATTTTTCAACATGGACGGAAGTATCGGGGCCAAACTTTACAATACCTGGTAAAGAATTACTAAGTAGTATCGCTGTGGTTGCTTTATTTGAAAAGACTTTAATTAATGTTAGCCCGATACTTACTTTGGATACTTCTTCATTTGATGTAGAAGTAAAGGAGTCCGATACGGATAAGCAAATAAACATACCATTCAGCGTAAAACAAGCTGATTTTGTTGATGTTTATATTACCAAAGATAATGTTATTAGAGTTCCTGCAAATAATGGATTTGCTAATTTATTTTTCAAAAAAGATTTTGGTGGAATATATGGTAGTAAACGAATAGTATTTGTACCAGTTAATAACACATATGGCACTGGTAATAAAGTTGAGGTTATTATTAATTTTAAACTTGTTAATGATTTTCCAAGCATAGTTCAAATATTATATCCTACGAATGTAGAAGTTCCTTCATTTTCAGATGGTAATATAGATTGGGAAATACATTACCAATCATTTGCGGCAACAAGTGTTGATGTTGATTTATTAGCAAGAGATAAAAGTCGTATTCCTTTATTTAAAAATTTAAAACCAAATGATTCTTTTAAAATAAATCTAAAAGAATTAGGTAATAAGTTTTCTAATTGGAATGGTAATGATACAATAACGCTCGTATTTAGACCTATTAATAGAGGTGGTGAGCATGAATTAATTGGTAATGAATATGAAGTTATAACATCTATAGTATATCCTAAAATACAATTAGATGAAGATATAATAAGAAAGTCTATCTTTGATGCATTCATGGATAAACTTAAGTTTACAGAGCCTGAATTAGAAAGTAAATATCTTACACACTTACTTAATTTTGGCGATGACCAGCATTTATTAATTTCGTCGTGGGAAGAAGATAATTGGACTCTATCAGATAAGCAGACTGATGAATTAGGAAATGTTACGGTAACGAATGAGGTAAAATCTTTAATACTAAAATTATACTCGCCGCTACCTGCTGAATATCAAACAAATCAAACTGTTTGGGTTACGAAGTTAATGACTAATCCATTAGTTGAAACGATTATTTTAAATGAGGAAAGTAATATTGAATGTCCTAATATAAAAGGGCCCAATTTTAATATAGATGTAGATTACATAAAAGGTGCATCTACAACATTTGAATCATTGGATAGTTTAATACTATCGGCAACTTCATCTGCGGAACTTATAAGCACATATTTAAGTTCGTCTTTTACAAATACCGATGACTTAAATATACAATATGTAAGCGGATCTCTTACTTCAAATCCATCGGGTTCATTATTAAAAAACGGAATAATAATTGATTCATTTGCATATGATGGCGTATATCAATGGGATAATTTTGTACACTTTAGTTCGGCTAAAGATAGAGTTGATAATTTTGTTTATAAAGTACAACTCATAGAAAGCTATAATACAGCCATAGTAAAAGCATCTACAAATTATACAGGAGGTGGTGGAGCATATTATACAGCATCGGTTGCATCGACTCAAGAAGTACAAAGACAGCAATCCAAAAAATCAAAAATTATTCAAAGCTTTGATGGATTTGAAAAATTCTTATATACATATTCTGCCGATTATTCAAACGCAAATTCAAGTTCAATTACGTGGCCAATACAAAATGGCGCATTGTTGGCATCAACTACCAACGTAGTGATTGGTTGGTATAATAATATAATAAACATAGCATCGGATTATGATAAAACAAATACAAACCATTTATTAAATAATATACCGCAATATATTTTAGCAAATGAGAATAATGATAATTATCTATTATTCTTTTCAATGATTGGACACCACTTTGATAATATTTACTATTATACAAAAGCAGTTGAAAGAGGTAGGGGTCTTGGATACAAATCTAAAAATGGTATTACTGATAGATTATTATTCGATGTATTAAAATCATTAAGTTGGGATGCAAAACATTTATCTCCGAATACGGATTTGTGGCACTATGTATTTGGTACAGATGTGAATGGTACTAGCTCACAACAAACACCTGCTAAACAAAGAAATGCTGAAATATGGCGTAGGATAGTTAATAACATCCCATATCTATTAAAGCATAGAGGTACAAGACGTGGTATTTATGCAATGATGGCATGCTACGGTATACCATCATCAAATCTTTCGGTAATAGAATTTGGTGGACCGGAAGTGACCGATGAAGTCAAGCATAAATTAATAATGAGTGATATTGCATATAATATTTTAATGTCACCATCTGCATCAATTCAAATACCTTGGAAAAATACTGAACAAAATAAAAAACCAAATTCCATAGAGATATTTTTAACTCCAGCGCGTAGTGGTTATTGGAATGTAATATCCGGTAGTAATTGGGGCGTATCGTTATCGGGCTCAATTGGTAGTAGTTTGGGTACTGTTATATTTAATTACTCTGGCTCAAACGCAATAACATCATCGGTATTACCTATATTTAATACTAATTATTTTGGTATTGAAATATCAAAAATATACACAAACTCCGGTTCGGCTAGTTTGGAATTAAATGTAAAGCAGACCGATGTAGATAGAACTATATTCTCCGGATCTTATACTAAATTAATTCAAACCGCATCCATTGCTATGGAAAGTGGTAGTTACATTTATATAGGAAGTGGTAGTAATGGGTTTAGTGGTAGTATAGATGAAATAAGATTATGGTCTACCGCATTAAGCTCAAGTAAATTCTTTGAGCACTGTCACTATCCAGAGATGATAAATGGTAATAATATATCATCTTCATATAGCGATTTATATTTCAGACTTGATTTTGAATATCCTAAGAATGTTGCGCTAACTTCATCTTTTATAAATGTTTCACCAACCACATATTACTCCGGAACATTGGATAGAAACTATTATGAAAGTGGAAATGGCAGACTAACAACATTAGCTTCTACAAATATTTCAGCATCATTAAGTGCTTCGGCATTTGGATTTACATCGGCAACAGCATATCCGTATCAATTCCAAGTAATAGAAAGAGATGTAGTATTGGCAACTCCTGATCTGGGTGTATCTCGATACTCTACAAATAAAATTAGAAACGAAGACCAGATTTTAATAAATGATTTATCACCAAACTATCGTTCAACTATTCAAACGAATCAATTATCTCCTGGTGATACGAACCGTGTTGGTATATTTTTATCTACTGCTAAGGAAATAAATTTAGATATAGCTAGGTCAATTGGTGCAGAAAATTTAGATAACTATATTGGTAATCCAGATGATTTATATGAGGAAACTTATAAACCACTTGAAAGTTTAAGAAATTATTACTTTAAAAGATATAAAAATAGAGATGTATATTCCTATATAGATTTAATTAAATTATATGAGAAAGCAATGTTTGATGATATTAAACAAATGCTTCCAGCAAGAGTTGCAGTGGCAACTGGCTTATTAATTGAACCGCATTTTTTAGAAAGAAATAAATTAAAACATAAAAGACCAAGTGTAGAAAATAATCAAATTAATACCGTATTAAATGCCGAATTGCATACGGTTATAACTTCTGAAATTGAGCAGTTTAATACTGTAGTGGATTGTCATTCAACAACCGATGTTAATGGTGAGTCGGTACAATTGGAAAAAACGATTAATACCGAAGATGATATTAATACAATTGCTAATGAATATCAATTGGATACCTTAATTGCAAATACATCACCATTGGTTACTTCCGAAAATTACGAATACTATTCTACTATTATAAATGATACGGCAATATCAAGTTATAATGAGCAATATGAATGTATAATTGATTCGCATATCATTAAGAACACCGTATTATCGGAATCGGAACTGAATGCTTCAAATACCATTATAGATGATAATAGTTTATATAATACTATTGGATATGGAATTTATTTAGAAAATGGATCTGCAATAAGAACTTATTATGATGCTAATAAAAACAAAATAAAAGAAAGAATTAAAGTATACGTTGTAAAAGTACAAAAACAAAGAGTTGTAACCGTACCAAACGTTGTAGTCAATGGTAAAGGTGATGCAAGAATGGGACTATCAAGTTCTATACAAACGTATTATGATACTACATTGGTGGTACAGCCATTTGAAGAAAATTATACTGTGAGTTCTTCGTATGATGCTAATAATCTTCCTATTACATTTTTAAATCCAAATTCTATGTATCAAATATCATCATACAATCCGGCAGATGATTTTTCTAATATAGGAGGGCCTGCTCCCGCTGGTGGTTATAATGGAATGCGATTTATTGCAAAAGGAACAACTCCAAAAGTTTGGACGGCTACTACTGGTACCGGATTGATATTTGTACCAAAGACTACATACGCTCCTTTCTCTGGAAGTGGTAACATTGTAGAAGTTTCTATACCATCGGGATATTTGAGTTCACATTATTCAAAAAATTCATTATTAACAACAGGTATGAAAAATGCATATTATAGAGGTTGTAAAAATACAGCAGCAACTACTTTAGATGGAACTCCGCCTATTGAAGTGTTTACAACTAACCCTAATGCTATTAAAGTAAATAAAGCAGGTAGGGACATATCAGAACCTATTTTAGAAGTAGGATAATAATTTTTAAAAAAACTATATTTATTAACAAACGATAATATAATACTATGGGATATTTAAGTAACGCAGAATTGACAGTAGATGCAATTCTTACTAAAAAAGGTAGAGAGCAACTTGCGGCTGGAATGGGATTAAACATTACACAGTTTGCTTTGGCAGATGATGAAATTGATTACTCTTTATATGAACCTGCACATCCATTGGGGTCTGCATATTATGATGTGGCTATAAAAAATACGCCAGTATTGGAAGCTAGTCCCGATGAAACGCAAGTAATGAAATATAAATTGGTAACTCTTCCAAAAAATACAACACGTATTCCGGTTGTTGAGTTTGGTGTTCCAACTATTTCTGTTAATCAAAGAAGTGGAGAAGTTTCTTTATCACCTACAACATCCCCCGCAGGTAATAGGACTTTAGGATATACTATTATTCTTGCAAATAAAACCGCAGGTAATATTATAGGCGAGGGAGTTACCTCGGATGTTGGTACTGTTCCTATTTATATTGGTGATGATGTATCGGCAACGGCAGCTATCGCTAAGGGTTTAACATTCAAATTTATACCTAACCCGGCTATAACAAGTACAATCAAAACAACAATAACTGTGTATGGTAATGAAACCGGTGGTTCTCAAACTATTCCAGTTACCGTAACATATTTCAACTTTAATAGAAGTGAGTATGTTAAAGGAAAAATACAAAATTTAGGATAATAAATAAAATTTTAATATAAACATATGGCAATAGTTAGAGATAATAGAGGAGCGCTTTTAGCAAGTAATCTATCAAAGTATTTAGCAAACACTGCGAATACTGCAGGTACTCCAATAGATACAAATGAAATGGTTAATATAATTAACCAATTTTTAGGAACAGGTGAACAAATCGGTTCAAATGTTTCAACTTTTACAACGGGTATCTACAAGAAATTCGCTGATAATGATAAGATTACAAATAGAACCCAAGTAGTAACTGCTGGTATTTGGAGTGGCGATACTGGTTCTTTATCAGCATTTTATACATCATCGACTCAGGTAGCAAGTACATTAGGTAAATACTACATTAATGCATATAATATTGACCCAGCATCAACGGCAGCTGAGGTTCAATTCTCATTGGCTTATGCTGATGTAAATGGATATGGTGCACCAACATTGGCACAAGACCAATCTTCAACAAGTCCATCGCTGGCATTGTATAAGCAATTAAGAAATATATTATTAAACCCAGGTGATAGATATTTTAGTGTATATTCTGGCTCAAATGCTACTGGCAAGGATATGAAAAGCATGTATATTATCAATATCAATCGTTCTAGATGGAAAGAGAGAATGGATCCAGGAAATATATCAATATCTCTATCTGGTTCAAAAGGCATTATTACACTTATCGATGATAGTGGTGGAGCAGATGAAAATGTAACAACAGCTGGCCGTATTTATCGTATAGTTAGTGGATCATTAAATATAGGGTCTGCATTAACTTCATCTATTGCATCGTATGTTGATACATATTCGCAAGAGGGGTATGGTTTATTTTATCCTGATATGGGATTGATTCTTTTAAACCCTACGGCACTATCTGGATCTGTTGGTACTGTTCGTGGTGGTTCATTAAAAGCTGCACCAAGTTCTATTATAGGATATTACCATAATAACTCATTGAGTGGTAGTACAGTTACAAATAATTCGGGATCTATTGTATTGTTAAACGCAATAGATGATGGTAATGCATTTGCTGCTCGTAGAACTGAAAATGTTTCTACTTCTCACTATTTTGTTAGAGCAAATAATAGAGAATACAACTTTTCAAACAACCCATCGTTTGTAACAGGATCATCTGGTCAGTTTATTCAGGCTTTATTTGAAAATGACCCGCATGTATATGTTACAACAGTAGGATTATATAATGATTCGCATGAATTGTTAGCAGTAGCTAAGACATCTACTCCTATTGAAAAAACATTTGATAAAGAAATAGCAATAAAAGTTAAATTAGATTTTTAAAAAGAATAGCTAGTAACTACCAACCCACCTTAATTGGTGGGTTTTTAGTTAAATGGATATTTATTAATAATATGTTAAAAAAGATACCCAAATCAGATATACAGATTCGTCCATTCAAAGCTTATAAACAATGGAACTTCAATCAAAGTAGCGCTGAGATTTCCGTGTTTGATACAACGGGAACCACTTTTTATGATAATGCTCCCACACTAACCGGAAATACCGATAGTAATGGAAATATATTATCTTTTAATTCATACGCTATATATAAGCAGTTAATTCATCAATTCTATGACCCAATATCCACAAATAATCCATTTTTAAGATTTGGGACAAAATCATCGGAGTATATTCAAGAGGTGGATGACTATTCGCAAGAACGGTATATAGCACCGGTTATATCCGGCTCTAAAGCAATAAAAGTAGTATCAATTCCTCAAAAATACGTTGGCGAAGGTATAAAGAAAAAATCAGTTTCAATTTATTGTACCGGAATTGGGCCCAGTAATATTAGTAAAACTTTAATAGATGATGGGTATGGTAATTTAATATTCGATGATACGGTTTCGGTTACTAATTTTTCTTTGGATTTGACATTAGGAGTTTTTTCATTTGATTTTACAGATATTTCGACTGTTGCAACACGATACACAACCAGTGTTGATAATAATTATTGGAATCTGCAAACCGGAGTTGTAAAAATAACTTATAATAATATCACATATACTTGCAATATAATAAGTTACAATGCCGTAGCAAAAACAGCTACGTTTGATAAATTACCATTTGTTCGTGGTATTTCGGCAGAACAATATGTTGGTAATGTTTTTTATAGTCAAGGATTGATAGTATTTAATAAATACATTAGTACATTTACGAATTGGACTTTACAATATAATTCAACAATGACTATATATGAACACGAATATCTTATAGTAGTTAAAGAAGATGAATTTAATGTTTCTACTAATCCGTCAGCAACTATAACTTTCAATGATGAAACTGGATCATTTACAGATAGTTTTGGACTAGTTCGTTATGTTGTATATAATCCAGGACAAAAGTATATACGAAAAAGTCAAATGATGGAAAATGGTAATATATTAGACTTAAGGTATAAAGGATCAGTATCATCTTCCGTTACAAATGATTGGATATATGCCGGATTTGAACATTGGGAAGTAAGCGGTTCAACTGATAGAACTGGATCATTTTTAGCACCTATGATTACAACAATTGGATTGTATGATGAACATTGTAACTTAGTAGCAGTTGCAAAATTACCAACACCAATTAAATCATTACCCGATCATCCTATAAATTTTATTATAAGATTTGATATTTAATAAAATTATTTATATTTATATAAAAATAGAAAATATGGCACAGAGTATTATAGATACATATAACGCAAAACAAAAGGAATTGGGAGTGGATAAAATTTCATTCGCAGCCGGTCAGACTGCTAAAACCCCATATACTACCGATGATTTAAAAAATGCAGATGATCAAGTTTTAACGGCTGCTAAATTTAAAACAGGTCGTGGTGGTGAATTGCCTGGAATGAAATATTCTGATACTAATCCGAAATAATAGCACATTATGGCTAAAAGAGTTATATTACCCAAATCAAATTGGGTTGCAAAAAAGCATGGGTTTAAATCTGGACTTGAAGAAAGTATATCCAATCAAATAGATAGTAAAGGAATTAAAGTGATGTATGAAACTGAAAAGGTTGCGTATATCATTCCTGCATCAGACCATACATATCATCCAGACTTTTTACTACCAAATGGTATCTATGTAGAAACCAAAGGTAGATTTGTAATTGCCGATAGAAAAAAGCACCTACTAATAAAATCGCAGCATCCTGAATTGGATATTCGATTTGTATTTACAAATTCTAGAAATAAGATAAACAAAGCTTCTAAAACTACTTATGCCGATTGGTGTGAGAAGAATGGGTTTAAATATGCAGATAAAGTTATACCGGAAGATTGGTTTAATGAGTAATTAAATTTGGTATTTTCGGATATTTTTTGTATATTTACTTATGTTAAGTAATACAGAAAAAAATACAGTTATAGCATCCCTTACAACTACACTAGGGCAATATTCCACGCTAAAAGGAAATGAACTTGCATTTTACTGTCCGTTTTGCCATCACCATAAACAAAAATTACAAGTCAACACAGAAACGCAAAAGTGGCATTGTTGGACTTGCAATAGTGGTGGTAAAAAATTAACATCACTACTCCGTAAATTAGATGTAGACCGTAAAACCATTTCAATTATTCGTGAAATATATGGCGACTCTAATTACAATCTACAAAACGAAGATTCCGATGCAAAGGTATTTATAAATCTTCCAAAAGAGTTTATATCATTAGCAGATGAGCCAAAGGGATTTAACCCTGAATATAAGCATGCTATACATTATCTTACTCAAAGAGGAATTGGTATAAAAGAAATAGTAAAGTATAATATTGGATATTGTAAAGATGGAATGTACGCAAGACGTATAATTGTTCCGTCATATAATTCCAATGGTTCACTAAACTATTTTGTATCACGTTCGTATTATGCAGAAGAACGAATGAAATATAAAAATCCACCAATCAGTAAAAATATTATTTGTTTAGATTCTCAAATTAATTGGAATGAGCCAGTTATATTATGTGAGGGTGTATTTGATGCTATTACAATTCGTAGAAATGCAATACCACTTTTGGGCAAATTTCCTTCTAAAACATTGGTTGAGAAAATCTTTATGAATGGCGTTACGGATATTGTAATTGCATTGGATTCAGATGCTATCAATGAAGCATTAAAAGTTTCCGATTATTTTCGTAAGCAAGGTATTAATGTAAGATTAATGATGTTAAAGGATAAGGATGCATCAGAACTAGGATATGATGGTTTTTATAAAGAATTAAATGGAACAAAAGAATTTGGAATAGAAGAATTATTATTAAGTAAAATAAGTAGTTTATAATGAAGATAGCGTTTATACTACCTGGTAGGGATTTTTCCAATAGGTTCATAGATAGTTGGACAAATGTTTTATACTCGATGCCAAAGGAATGGGATTGGGTTCACATTTGCGGATATGCACCAAATATATTCTACAATAGAGAAGCATTGCTATACAGAGCAAAGGTATTCAAACCAACGCATTATATGTGGATTGATAGTGACCAGGTTTTTAATTTTAAAATGTTAGAAAAGTTGGTAAAATATGATTTACCAATAATCTCTGGAATATATAAAAAATCACCAACATTATTTGCATGTTGTAAATTAAATGGCGAAACCCTAACAATAGAAGATGTTGTAGGGCAAACGGAGTTAATGGAAGTTAAAGCAAATGGTATGGGATTCATGTTAGTAAAGCGTGAAGTATTTGATTGTATAGTAGACCCATTTGAACCACAAGATCCAGACCAATGGGAAGATTTTACGTTTGCAAATAAAGCAAGAGAAAGAGGATATAAATCATATGTAGATCCAACATTAATAGTTGGACATGAAAAAAAGATAGTTTATGAATAAGTTAAAAAAGATTTATCATATTGCGGATATACATATTCGTAATGTAAAAAGACACAAAGAGTATAGAGAAGTTTTTGAAAAAATGTTTACTGAAATTCGTAAGCATGGGACTGAGGACTCTATTATTTATTTAGCAGGAGATATTGCTCATGCTAAATTAGAAATGTCACCGGAATTAATTAGTGAAATAGTTTGGCTATTTACGGAGTGTGCAAAAACATGTCCTACTATTCTTATAGCTGGGAATCACGATTGTAATATGAATAACTCCGATAGGCTTGATGTGCTTACGCCCATAGTTACAGCACTCAATCTCGATAATTTTACTTATTTAAAAGATACACAAATACATTCAATTGGCGATGTTGATTTTGCAGTATTCAGTATTTTTGATAACAAAGATAATTGGCCTAAAGCAGATACTCTTACTGGTAAAACAAAGATTGCTCTATTTCATGGGCCTGTTGATAATTCTACAACAGATATTGGATATGTAGTTAGTAGTAGACATTTTACAACGGATATATTTGATGGTTACGATTTAGCCTTATTAGGTGATATTCATAAACGTCAAGAAATGGTAAGCCCTACCGGGTGTAAAGTTGTATATGCTGGCTCATTGATACAGCAAAACTTTGGTGAAACACTTGGTAAGCATGGGTTCTTAGTTTGGGATTTGGATACTATGAACTATGAGGAGATTGATATTCAAAATGATTATGGGTATTATACTTTAGATATAGATAGTGGTTATGTGCCGGTTGTAACGGATATGCCAATTCATCCACGTCTTCGTGTTCGTATATCCAATACCGATACAGCCGATACAAAGCGTGTAATGACCGATATCAAAATGAAATATGGTGTAGATGATTTTACTGTCATTCGTACAGACTCACTTTCTAAATTAAAATCAGGCAATCGTTCTAATAAATTAGATTTTGAAGATATATCAGATGTTAATTATCAAAATTCACTCATATCGGATTATATTAGTAGAATGATGCCGTTTGTAGTGGATGATGATATTCATTCTATTCAAAAAATTAATACCGATATTAATAGTAGAATAACTCACGAGGAAATTCAAAGAAATGTACATTGGAAACCAATACGTTTTGAATTTTCTAATATGTTTAGTTATGGTGAAAATAATACTATTGACTTTAAAAAAGTAAATGGTTTAATGGGTTTGTTTGCACCAAATGCAGCAGGTAAATCTTCTTTATTTGATGCAATTTCGTTTTGCCTTTATGATAAATGTAGTAGAGCATTCCGAGCACAAAATATCTTAAATAATCGTAAGACAACATTTCATTGTCAATTGGATTTTCAAATAAATGGTATAGACTATCACATTTGTAGAGAGGCTCGTACAATTAACAAAGGTAAGAATGTTAAAGTTGATGTACAATTTTGGAAAACGGAAGGTGGTATCGTAGTTTCACTTAATGGAACGGAAAGACGTGATACTAATACTGCTATTGAACAATATGTTGGTACTTATGAGGATTTCATTCTAACTGCTTTAAGTCTACAAGGTAATAATGCACTATTTATTGATAAATCTCAATCAGAAAGAAAAGACCTTCTTGCTCAATTTATGGGATTAAATGTATTTGATAAATTATATGAAGTAGCAACCGAAGATATTAAGGAAGTTAGTGTACTAATTAAAAACTTTAAGAGGACTGATTTTACGACTGAATTGGCTGATAAAGGTAATGAACTTAAATCCAAAAAGAGTGAATTAAAAGATTTACAAACTAAACTTGATGGGCTATCAAATGATAAGAATACTATATTAGAAAATATACTAACTCTTACAAAAGAATTAGCGCCAATTGATTCTACATTAGATTTGAGTAAATTAGAAAAAAGTAAAACCGATATTGAAGGTAATATCCTAAACATTCAAATTGAAAAAGTAAATAAGAAAAATAAAATTGGTGAGTTTGGTAATCTATTAGCGGAAATATCACAATCCATAGAAGAAAAGAAAACCATTCATAACAGACCTATTGAAGATGCTAAACGCCAATGGGATGAATATAAATCAGAAATAAATACTACCGAGCATAAGATTGAGCTATTAGAACAATTACTTAATTCAAATCAGGAAAAACTTTCACATTTGGAAGCACATGAGTATGACCCAAATTGTACTTATTGTATGAACAATGTATTTGTTAAAGATGCCATTGCTACAAAACAAAAAGTTAAAGAGCAAACCGAAGAACTATTAGAATTGGGTAATAAACAACAAACACTCATTCAGCAAGCAAGTTATATATCCGATGTTGAAGAACAATGGGATGAATTGGTTGAATCCAAATCAAAATATCAAAAGGGAATTGTAATCAAAGAAAAAGCAGAAGCAGAGCTAAAAGGTTTGGATACAAAAGAGGAATTGTTTAAAACTCAATTAGAAGCGGTTAAAGGTGATATTAAGCGATATAATGATAATGAGGATACGATAAAACGTAATAAAGAAATTCAATCCGATATTAAGGAATTTGAAAACATAAAGAGTGGGATTGATAACTCAATAAGAGAATTAAATAAGAAGGTAACAACCTTAAATGGTACTATTGCTTCATTACAATCGTTTGTAGAGGGTATTAAGAATAAGATGATAGAAGTTAAGGAGTTAGAAGAGAAAGGACGCCTATACAACTATTATTTAGATGCAGTTAAGCGTGATGGTATTCCTTATGAATTAATATCAAAGGCATTGCCAGTTATACAAACAGAAGTTAATAATATATTAGCACAGGTTGTGGATTTTGGTTGTGTAATGGAGGTCGATGGTAAATCTATTAATGCAAAAATTGTATACGATGACCAAGAGTGGCCACTTGAAATGTGTAGTGGTATGGAGAAGTTTGTAAGTGGACTTGCTATTAGAGTTGCACTAATCAATATATGCAATCTACCTCGACCAAACTTTCTTGTTATTGATGAGGGATTTGGTACATTGGATTCTGATAATCTTTCTTCTTTATTTATGATGATGCAATATCTTAAAACTCAATTTGATTTTATTTGGGTAATTTCACATTTAGAACAAATGCGTGATATCGTAGATGGTCTAATTGAAATTAAAAAAATAGATGGCTTTAGTAAGATTGATTTTTAAGTTTGAGTTTTATCAATATTTATATCAAACGTTTATACTAAATGGCGATTATAAAAAAAACTCTGTTTCCAATAAATTTAGATAGGTGGTCGTATTATATTAACGATGATTTAGAAAGTAGTCGATATTTTAAAATAACAGAATTATCAGATACATTTAATGGTGGTAAAAATGGATTTAGAATACAAGGTTCTGAATACCTTGCCGCAGATAGTACAATATCCATAGAAATAAAAGATTCTCAAGGAAATGTAATCTATCACGAACCTGTTAGAGGAAATCCGCAATATTATGAAGGTACTAATATAGTTGTATCGGTAATTGTATACCCTGATACGGCTTTCGGCCCATGTACAATAACTATAATGGGTGAATTGGCAACATTTGAAACGAATGGTGGCAAATATCCTATTCCAGATGAATGGTTAGGCAGGCATAATGTACGTTGGCAAAAACGAATTAACGTACAACCATATCATAACAACACAACACGGATTAGATTTTATAAAAGACCATCGGTTACCATTCAGGAGCAAACGATACCATTATATTCTAAAACAACGCAAACTACAACCTATACGACTTTTTGCTCAGGAAGTAGTGTGTTAGGTAATCCTTATTATTACGATTATAATAAATACTTAACCAATAAGATTAATAGTGAAAATATAACAATTACAACTGGTTCTATATTTGGTCCAGGATCTACATTAAAAGAAGGTTCTTATTATAAAATTATTCAAAATGGTGGAGCAGGTTGTCGTTTTTATGATGTTGGCGTAAGAGAAATTATAGGAGCAGCTACAGGTACTAATTTTTATTTTAAAGCTATACAAACATATGCATATACTGGTTCGAATAATATAATTCAACCAAATGTTCCAGCATTGGATGATTATGGTACATATACTCCAGGTACAATAAAGTGGCCCGATACAACTGGTACGGTATACTTGCAAGAAGTTTTCTTAAATGCAAGATCGGATTATTATATAGAATTTATCAATCCGTATGGTCGTATAAATAATGCTGTTTCTTATGATAATGGATTAACTACAAATTATCCATATCTTAATGTTCCAGATGATTTATCTAAAACATACATTTTAGATAATATTATAAATGAAAATTATCAAATAAATATAACTAATATAATAGGAACTGGCAATTATAATGGTGGTAGTCCAGGCACTCGCATAAATGCAGGTGGCACCGACGGTGAAGGGATACAATATCCAGATTCATCGCCTGTATTGGCGCGATGGAATACGACAGCTTGGAAATATACACAAATTGGATCAAAATATAGATTGTATCTAAATGATTCGGTTTCGCCAATATATGCCGATGGTCCGGGATATGGTATCATTGATCCTGGTACTTTTACTGCAGCAACTGTCGCTCTGCATGATGGTTTGGGATTTATTAATTCCTTTGAGTCGGCTGATATATCAATTACAAAAACTAAAGATGTATACTTACAATCTGGGTTGAGCCAATCATACGCTTATATAACAATAAAAGATTTAGAAACATTTACAGGAGAAGTATATAAAGTAAAAGCTTATGCAAAAAGTAGAAATGATTTACAAGGATATAAATTATTGGATGATATACGATTGGAAACAAATCAATTGTTATTAGCAGATAGCTACTTAAATAATTTAAACGTAAGAACTGGTATTTTTACTACGACTGATGTTATATCTACGTTTTGGAATACTACTACATTAGACGGTACTACAAATTTGGTATATACGATAAATGCAAGTTCATCATTTTATTCACATTCCATATATTTAGAACCCAGTACAATACCATCGTATAAAACCGATGGTCTTGCCAAATTTGAAACTAAAAATTCATTTTCTTTTATAAAAAATACAGAATATAATTTATCATATAATTTAGTTTGTAAATCTACACCATATGGTATTGCAAGTTTGGATATTTACTTATCAGGATCTGCGTTTAATAATGATAATTTAACTACACAAAGAGGAAAATCAATTGGTTCTCATAATTTTTCAAATAAAATAATATTAGATAGGCAATCAATTAATTTTGTAGCCGATAATGATGGGTCTGGTAGTCTAAACTTTACTATAAATAATGGTAATTGGGAGTTATCTGATATAAGCTTAACTCCGTATCAACAAATTGCATTTTCTCCAAATGAATTTACATTTAGAATAGTTCCAAATCAAAAAATTGCAAATGAAACATTTGATTTTAAATTTGAATTTTATGATATAAATTATGCACTTGCGCCAATTACTGTTGAAACGGCTTATACATTTGTTGGTGGTAATAATTTATCAAAACGTTTTTTATTACAATACGCATCACTTGTTAATCCAAAAAATAAATTTATAGTTTCAAATAAAACGGGAGGAATATCTGGCTTGGATATAGCCCCAAATCAACCTACATTGGATATAAGTTGGGTTTTGAGCCAAACGAATGGAGATGTACTATTCGTATCAAGTGCATATGATGAATATGATAATTACATATTACCAAGCGATGTATCTAGCCCATATCCTTATCCAGGTGGGTTAGATTATATTGCTACCACTCAAAGAAGTTTAACTTTTCAAAACTTTACAAGTTCATTAACAAATTCATCTCGAAGAGTTAAAAATATTTATTATACAGCAAGTGTAGATGGTCTTACTCAATATTTTTCAATGTCGGCTGATTATACTGCTGCACCATTATATGTATTGCCTGTGGTTACAACGAATGCAGTATATTCTATTAATCAAACATCCGTATCTGGTAGTGGTAGTGTAACAGTTGAACCCGTAACAGGCCACATATCTCCAGTGGAAGTTGGATTAGTTTTAAATGATACAACTGCGCCTACTATCTTTGCAAATATAGCAAAAACATCCGAAAGTAGCTATACGTTGAACGTTCCGTTTAGTGGAAGTTTAACTGGATTAACTCCTGGAACAACTTATTATGTTAAAGCATATGCATCTGGTTCAATTGGTGCGGCATATGGTAATGAACTAACATTTACTACATTGCCTGGCACATCAAGTTTCCAAGTATATATTTCCTCAAGTATGGCAGGATATTCTCCAACTATTCAAAATATTTTTATAAATAGTGGTAGTTTATTATTTAAAAATTCAGCAGGATTAAACGTTACATATCCATTAACTGGCAGTGCGACATCATCATTAACATATAGTAGTAGTTATTATGATATAGCAATAACGGCATCTCAAAGTTTTCCATTAAGTAAAGGGCATCGCGCATATCTATCATTAGATCGTGTAAATAATAATGGAGGTATTGCTGAAAATATAGCTAATGTTAATATTGCGGCTGGGACATCATCGTTTGTATTTACAAACGATGATGGCGAACCACTTAATATTCCTTGGCAATCTGAAACATATATTAGATTATCAATGTACCATACTTAAATAATTTTAAAATGAAAAAATTACGTTACATTTGTGTACAACCACGCATTAAGTATTATAGTTGGCAAGTTGAAGTTATGATAAATAACTTTATAAAAAATGGAATAAGTGGTAATGATATGGATATATTAATTGCCTACAATCCAAATGATTTAACGAGTTCGGAAGAAAATATAGAAAATTGGTATAAATTAGCAGATAGATACAACTATGTTCGTTTTTTCTTTTATGAAGATAGTAGAACGGATTTTAGTTATATTCCATCTGTTTATTTTAATATCTTAAAACAACATATAAAATCACACCCGTATCTGCAAGATGAAGTATTATTTCTACATGATTGCGATATTGTGTTTACTAAATATGTAGATTTTTCGGATATGCTGAATGATGATATTTGGTATCTATCCGATACGGTTGGCTATATAGGTACACAATACATTTTTACAAAAGGTCAAGATGTATATAATGGGATGTGTAATATAATCGGAATAGACCCATTGATACCAAAATTAATGAATAGTAATTCCGGCGGAGCTCAACATATAGTAAAAAATACAACTTATGAGTATTGGGATAAAGTTGAAAATGATTCTATAAAATTATACAAATATTTTAATGATATAGAACCACAATGGGAAGGCGAAGGTGAGCCAATACAAAAATGGACAGCTGGTATGTGGTCGCTACTTTGGAATGCTTGGTTATTTGGAAACGAAACGCGAGTAGATAAAAGATTGGATTTTTGTTGGGCTACCGACCCGATTAAAGATTGGTATAATGTATCAATATTTCATAACGCAGGTGTAGTAGATAATCTCACAGCACAATTCTATAAGGGAGCATTTCAAGAAGAATACCCATATGGAATAGACCCAACTAATTATAGCAAATCATACTGCTCATATAATTATGTAAATGAAATAATACAAACTTCTAAAATATCTTGTCTTATATAATTTGGAAAGTTCAGAAATTTTCCGTATGTTTACATTTTTACTCTTGAAACTGATCAGCACTTATAGCACTATAAAACTTAAATAATAAAAAAAGAATAATAAAAGTAATAACTGACAGCACTTCCAGACTTTTTGTCTTTAAAAGAATATTTATTTACTGAATATTTATCTATATGAATATAATAAGCGAAATCACTAAACCACTTGTTACGAAGACTGTCGTTATATACGCAGGTCGTTTTCAACCATTTCACAAAGGGCATTACGATGCTTATAAAAGACTTGTAAGTAAATTTGGACAAGATAGTGTATACATTGGCACTTCAAATGATACAAATGATTCTAAATCACCATTTAATTTTAATGAAAAAAAGAAAATTGCTACAACTATGTTTGGCATCCCTTCTAATCATTTTGTACAAATAAGAAATCCATATAAACCAGTTGAAATATTGCAGCATTTCGATGGACAGACTACTCAATATATTGCTGCTGTTGGAGCAAAGGATGCGACACGTCTTCAAGGAAAATATTTCAAACCATATAACGGTAAGGCCGGTTATGGGTATAATGAGATAGGATATGTTTGGCCAGTACCAGCAGAATCAAATCCAATATCAGGAACAGATGTTCGTAATGGTCTTGGTGGCGATGAAGAAAGTGCTAAGAAGTTTTTCCTTAAAGCTTATCCAAAATTTAATAAACAAATATTTACAATGATTACTGATAAAATAAAATCATTGCATGAGGCAGCACCAATGGTTGGCGCTGGTGAGGCTGGAAGTTTTGGACTAAATCCAACTAGATATGATGATGATGATGTTACGGAAGATGGTTTTCCAGGTGGAGTGGGTGTAGGGCTTACATTACCCGGTGGATACATAAATGGTGCACCCAATCCAAAAGATGTAAAAAAATTAAGTAAAAAAATACATACTACGGATAGTAATAAAAAATATGTATATGACCCAATTAGTGAAATAATAGCTAACGCAGTCACAGAGGAAGCATTTAACGAATTTATAAGTAACTACTTAAATGAAGCTGAACCAAATAAAGCATTAGACCAGGATATTACATATAAAAATACAAAAGGTCAATCTAAAAAAATTAAAGCTAGAGATGCATTACGTTTACCAAAAGACCACCCTGCGCATATACAAGCTGCAAAAATAGCAGCTCCTGCCGCACCAGCTGCTAAGACTGCCGGTAAACCGGATGTAAGTATACCTGGAAAGGTAGCAGGTTCTGTTGTTAAAAAGAGCGATGGTAAGCCTGATATAACAATTCCTGGTAAAGATGGTAAGCCAAAACAACAAGGTCCGCCGCCTCCACCACCAATGCCGCCAAAAAAATTAAGTGGAGCTGAATTAAAATCCAATGCTGAAATGGCACCTGGAGAAAAGGAAGCTTCTAAAAAGAATGACGAAATAAAAGCATCACTCGATCATGAAATGTCAAAACTATCAACTGATGATAAAAAATCGGTTGAAAGCGTAAATAACCCAGATTCTCCGGAAAGAAAGGATATGGCTGAAAAATCTAAAAGTTTTTTATCAAAAGTTGGTAATAAATTATGGAGTGGCGCCAAACATTGGGCTAATGAGAAAAAAGAAATGTGTCAAGGAGTTGGTGCTGCAATAAAAACATTAGCTACAGGCGGTAAACTTGGTAGTGTAAAGGATGCAAATGGTAAATATGTACACCATACGGATTTTAAAAATAAAACTGTACAAATCGACCCAAAGACAGCAAAGGAAAAAACAGTATGGGTAGATAAATCGGATTTAACGCCTGAAGAAAAGAAATTAAAACATAAATCCGAGCATGAGGAACATCACCAAAAGCATTCATTAAAACATGCTGCAAAAGATATTGCATTACTTGCCGCATCATTGGTTGCAGGAGCAGCTATTGGTGGAGCCGTTGGTGGTGGTATTGCTGCAGCAAAAGCTGGGGCTGCACACGGATTAGGACATGCGATTGGGCATGGCGCTGCGCATGGTGTAAGTGCAATTGCACACCACGGAGCAACAGGTATAGCCTCCCATGTTGGAAAGGATTTGATAAAACACTCTGCGTTTGAAGCTATGGGACTTAAAGGACACCACGCCGCTGGAGCAACTGCCGCAGTTGGTGCAATTGGTCATTTAATGGAAGGTGATGATAATAATGAGAATGATAATGATAAGAATGCAAAATTAGTGGATACATTACTAAAAAGGACTATGGAAGTAATGGCAACTTATAAAATGTCGGATGAGGAATTATTAAAATCTATTAAGAATTATAATAAAAATTCAGAAAAGAATACAGCAAAAGATATACTAAAAACAATTAATGAATCTGTAACATTAGAAAAAGCAAAGAATATACAAGATTTTGTTGATTACGCTTGTGAAAGACTTAAACTTAAAGATAAACCAAAAGTAAAATTATTATTAGATGGTGAATATTCCAATGCCGTATCTTCATTAGGTGGATATAGCCCGGTAACAAAAGATATATACGTTGTTGTGCCTGGTAGAATGACTGCCGATATATGTAGAACTATTGCACATGAATTGGTACATAGAAAGCAAGATGAAATGGGGATGCTACGAACTGAAAATGATGGCGATACTGGTTCACCAATAGAAAATCAAGCAAACGCTGTAGCAGGAATACTATTAAGGGATTATGGTAAAAAGAATAAAGCAATTTATATGGAAAGCGTAAAATATATAAACGAAGTTAGCAACAATACTGGAGATGATGGTCAACCGGATGGTGGATATCTGCCAGCTGGGCACAGACGTACGCTTGGAGCAAATGATGGTGTGAATAAAGGTGATGATTGGTTTACCGGCGGAGGTTACCTACAACTGGATTATCCAATAGCAGATGCAATATATGGTGCCGATGAAGAAAATATGTATACTGTAAAATATGTTGCTAGAAAATTAAGAAGGTCGATTGGTATAGATACTAAATTTGAAAAGAGTGAAGAAAAGGCAATAGATGTAACTCAAGACAAAAAAAATGGAAAATTAACAGATGAAACTAATAGTAAACGTAATCTTACCGAAGTAAGTAAACGTGATATACATTTCAAAAATATATTCCAACATTATAGAGATGGCGATGCTAAAATGAAACAAAAAATAGCAGCAATAATTACCGGAAATGCTTATGCAAAAATAAAAGAGATTCTAAAAGATATAATGGAAATGGGGCACAATGAGGTTGAAGAAATTGAAGACCAAATTGGAATATCATTATCTGAAACTATTAAAAAAGTCGGTAGTAAATATATTGTATATCCAAAAAAAGGTGGTAAAAGATTAGGAACGCATAGCACATACAAATCGGCTAAAAAACAATTGGCAGCAATTGAAATTAATAAAGAAAGCTCAGAAGCTGATGGATATTATGGATCGGGAGCAAGCCGATGGGATGATGATACTCACTATAAAAATGAAAATATTACTATCAATAATAAGCGTGCAAATACATTCCGCACAATTGAAGAAGCATTTGATAGTTTTTATGATAAAATGATTGAAGAAAATACATATGAAATACCAACTATTAATGGTAAGCAAGCAATTACATTTAGAAAATTAGATGAAGCAAATGATATATTGGGCGCCATATCGCAAGATGGCGGCTCTACTACCGTAAAAATGCCGTATTCAAAAAAATGGGAAGAATTTGATGATACGGCAGATAAATTATCAGATATTATTGGTTGGAAAAGATTACATCACCCAAGCGATTCATATGAATATTATCGTAAAAATTTAGTAATCCCAACCTTTAATAGAAGTGAAGAAAATGGTAAAGGTAAACGTTGGATGCATCCAACTAAATCAAAAGAATATGCTGAGCATAAAAAAAGAACTTGGGAGGTTTGGCCATTTAATAATAGAGAAGAACCATACAATGAAGATCATGGTCAAGTTTATAAAATAAGAAGAAATGCATATGTTGAACCAACGATTATAAAATCAATAAAAGAAAATATAAATGAATCAAAACTTTTATTAGAAGGTGGAGCATATGGACACATGTCACATCCATTTGATGATATGGATTTAACGTTTGGTGACCTTAAAAATATTATTAGTAAAGCATTAGATGGTGATTTAGGAGTAGTAAGAGAAAAAACCGATGGACAGGCTTTGGCAATAAGTTGGAAAAACGGAAGATTGATTGCTGCAAGAAATAAAGGACATTTGCAAAACGCAGGAGCAAACGCAATGGGTATTGAAGAAGTTGCGGCTAAGTTTGCAGGACGTGGTGGACTAACAGATGCATACAACTTTGCAATGCGTGATTTATCTGCGGCAATTGCAGGATTGACAAAAGCTCAACGTGATAAAATATTCAATGAAGGCAAATGTTTTATGAATATTGAAGTAATATGGCCTACATCTGTAAATGTAATACCATATGGACAAGCATTATTAGTATTTCATAATACTACTTGCTATGATGTATCAGGTACAGCAATTAGTGGAGAGCAAACAACAGCAAGAATGTTGGCCGGAATGATTAAACAAATTAATGCAGATGTACAAAGTAAATACACAATACAAGGGCCACCAATTACTGAAATACCAAAGAATCAAAATTTAAGTTCTCTTAAACCAAAATATTTTTCAAAACTTTCTAAATTACAAAATGAATTTGGATTAACCGATAATGATACTATTTCATTATATCATCAAAGTTGGTGGGAAAATTTTATAAATAAAAAAGCTCCAGTTAAGGTTGATAAAATGACAAAAGAAGCACTAGTTAGACGTTGGGCATTTGGTGATAAAACATTTAAGATTAATACAATATCAAACGCAGAATTGCAAAAATGGGCATTAAATACTGATAAAGTTAATGTAGCAAAACAACAAAAAGATAATATCCGTCCATTTGAAGAAATATTTTTAGGAGTTGGAGCTGATATACTTTCATTTGTTGGGTCTGTATTAACTGTACATCCTGATAAGGCAATTCGTAATATGAAAGATAGATTAAAGGCAACCGCAGAACAAGTTAGAACCGCCGGAAGTCCTGCTCAAATACAAAAATTAAAAACCGAATTACAAAGATTAAATAATTTAGGCGGTATTGATAAGATAGTTGCATCCGAAGGATTGGTATTCTTTTATAATGGAAAAACTTATAAGCTTACTGGAACGTTTGCCCCGCTTAACCAAATTTTGGGAATTTTTTACGAATAATTTGATATATATTTAAAACAGTTATAAAAACATATAGTATGGCAAAAAGAACTAGCTTTGACCAAAAAGCAAAAGGAGTACACAAATCTCGTCAAAAAATAATTGATACGGTATTTGGTAGGGAAAATAATACACAACACACTTTTGGATATGAAGGTGAAATTGAGCCTGATAAAAAAGTTGGTGATATTTGGACTGATAAAGATGGTAAAACTTGGGAGCAAAAGGATGGATACAAAATATCAGTAACTAAGTTTGATGAAATACGTGAATATCTTAAGAAAATAACAACTTGTTCAAATCAAGATTGTAAAACCGATACATACATGCATACCGATAAAAAGCTAATAGCTAAAACAGGAATGTGTGTAGATTGTTTACAAAAATATGAAGAAGGATTAAAACTCGATGGAACATGGCCTTACTATGAGGATTATAAAATATCAAAAAATAAATTAAGTACAGTAAGAGAGTATAAAGAACAATACGAACAGGCACTAAAAGATTTATCAACTAAATTACAAATGGTAAATGAAGATGGTACTATAAGTGAATGGAAATGGGATATTGATATTAATCAGGTTAGAAATGATATTGAAAACGATATAAATGGCGCAATTAATGCAATCGCACTTTTATTAGAAAGAATTGCATTGCTTGAAGAAAAGTTTATAGAATTAGGACATTCGGAATTAATAAAATAAAAATATGAAAAATACAATCACAATCGTTCTTACCATTATATGTTTGGTATTTGCGTACTTTACTTTCTTTGGTAATGACAATACGGAGTATAAAAAGAAATTATCAGAATTAGATGCAGCTAATAAAATATTAGAATTACAACGTGATAGCTTGAATAATGATATTACACAATTAAAAACCGAATATACAAAACTTAACGTTAAAGATAGTATATTGAGTGTTACGATTCAAAATCAAGACAATGAGATTGCAAAAGATATTGCAATAGCAAAAAAATCACAAGCTGCATTAAATAATATAAAACATACGCTTGAGCAAACTCGTCATCAAATTGATTCTGTTAAAGCACACCCGGCAAATCGCACAGGCAATGATTTATTAAACTCACTTAAAATAAAAACATCTAACTAATGAAAAAAGTAATTTCAATAATAATTTCTGTATTAATATTTTGTACAGCCAAATCGCAAATCTCATATCCTAAATTTGATGTAGATTCTTTGGGTCAAAAAGTTGTTATATTAACTATTGAGCAAGCGCAAGCACTTGATAACAACTCCGATTTACTTATTCTTTTTGAAAAACTTAATGGGCAAATCGGCACATACGATAGTGTTTGCTTAAAGGTTGTTAATCAGAAAGACTCTATCATTAGCTCACAAACTATACAAATAAATAATTTAAAAAATCAATTAAAAATTAAAGATGAGAAGATTACAAATCTTCAATCAACTATTTCAAAACAAGATACTTTAGTAGTAAATCTCAATCAAACAATTGCAAATAAAAATACTGAAATTGCGTTACATAAAGAACAAATACAAAATGTAAAAAAGAATGCTCTTAAAAAGGGGGCTATAGTAGGTGTGATTGTGGGGATATTAATAAAGTGTCTTATTAAGTAAGATAAAAATGTCAGTACAATCGCAACCGAAAAAAACATTAAAAGAAATTATAGCAGATGAATATCGTAAATGTGGATTAGACCCAGTTTACTTTATGAAAAAATACTGTGTTATTCAACACCCGACTCGTGGTAAAATACCATTTCACTTATATCCTTTTCAAGAGGATTGTATGATTGATTTTAAAAATAATCGTTTTAATATTATTCTTAAATCACGTCAACTTGGACTTTCAACACTTTCCGCTGGATACATTCTTTGGAAAATGCTATTCAATCAGGACTTCAATGCGCTTGTTATCGCAACAAAAGTAACGGTAGCAAAAAACTTAGTTGAAAAAGTAAGAGTTATGCACGACCTTTTACCGATATGGTTGCGGGATGGTGGTAATAGCTCGGTTGAAGATAATAAACTATCACTCAAATTAAAGAATGGTTCACAATGTAAAGCAATTGCATCTTCACCTGATGCAGGACGTTCTGAAGCACTATCGCTATTAGTTGTTGATGAAGCGGCATTTATTCGTGATATCGATGAAATCTGGCTATCGGCACAATCAACATTATCTACCGGTGGTTCGGCAATTGTATTATCTACGCCAAATGGTGTGGGTAATTGGTTTCATAAAATGTGGGTAGATGGTGAGAGTGGTGCAAATGGATTTCACAATATCAAACTACATTGGACGGTACATCCGGAAAGAAAGCAAGATTGGAGAGATGACCAAACTCGTATTTTAGGAATTAAAGGCGCAGCACAAGAATGTGATTGTGATTTTGTAAGTTCAGGTGATACGGTAATCGACCCACATCTACTAATGTGGTACAAAGATACATATGTAACCGACCCTGTCGAAAAACGTGGATTTGATGGAAACTTATGGGTATGGGAACATCCAAACTATAATCGTCAATATATGGTTGTAGCTGACGTTGCTCGTGGCGATGGCTCCGATTATTCTACTGCTCAAATAATTGATATAGAAGATAGCTCGCAAGTAGCAGAATATCGTGGCAAGATTGAAACAAAAGATTTTGGAAACTTTTTAACAGCAGTGGCAACCGAGTATAATAATGCGCTATTAGTTGTGGAAAACTCAAATGTAGGTTGGGCAACGATTCAGCAAATTATAGATAGGGGATATGGTAATTTATTTTATATGAGTAATGACCTTAAATATATTGATGTTGAAAGGCAGATGAGCAATAAGTTTTACAGAGATGAAAGGCAAATGGTTGCTGGGTTTTCTACTACATCGAAGACTAGACCACTTATTATATCATCATTGGATTCATATATACAAAACAAAGATATTCTAATACGTTCAGTAAGACTAATAGATGAATTATTTACATTTATTTGGAATGGTGGTAGAGCGGAAGCTATGAAAGGATATAACGATGACCTTACTATGGCATTAGCAATTGGACTATGGGTAAGAAATACGGCATTAAGACTTAAACAAGAAGGGGTTGATTTGACAAAGAATATATTAAACGCATCGCATGTAGCAAAGTATGATAGTGTCTATACTATAAATGGATTAAAATCAAATCCATATCAAATGGATGTTGGAAATGGTGAACAATCGAGCTTGACTTGGTTATTGGGTTAAATCAAATTTTTATATATTTATAGATTGAATGATGAAACATGATAAAGCTAAGAGATATGCTAAATAAAGTAGGTGGGCCCACATCAAAATCATATTCTTCTACCCAAACACAAAATGAAGATTTAAACAAATGGTTTAAAGAAAAATGGGTAAATATAGGAAAAAAAGTAAATGGTAAACATCCACCATGTGGCACTTCCGGTGAAAAAAGTGGTTATGCAAAATGTGTTCCTGCGGCTAAAGCAGCTGGAATGAGTAAAAAAGAAAAGGAAAGTGCCACTAGAAGAAAACGAGCAGCACAAAACGCAGCAGATAGAGGTGGTAAGAATAGTAATGGACAAGGAAAGACTCCGATATATGTTTCTACTAAAACAAAAAATGAAGGATGGAGTCAAAAATATAAAAATAGTATAAATTGTAATAATCCAAAAGGTTTCTCTCAAAAAGCACATTGCAAAGGAAAGAAAAAAAATGAAACTATGAATATTGAAGAAAGACTAAACCTCTTTTTAGAGAAGAATTGCCCAACTGATAAAGCAAAGTGGGCAGCATCTAAGGTAGCAGCTAAATCTAAATTCGATGTATACCCGTCAGCATACGCAAATGGATGGGCAGCAAAGAACTATAAAGGTAAAGGCGGTGGTTGGCGAAGTTGTAGTGAATCCGTAGTAAATGAAGATTGTTGGGATGGATATAAAAATGTAGGTGGAAAAATGAAAAATGGTAAAATGGTGCCAAATTGTGTTCCTATAAATGAAGAAACCGCTGAACTTAATTGCGATGAAAACGGAAATTGTTGGGAATTAGAACCACCAAGATATCCAAGCGATTCAATGGCAAATAGAACTATGGAAGAAGAAATCGATGAATATGATGTAGAAACCATAGAAGAAGAAAAATCTTTTATAAAATTTATGAGAGAATATAATCAATTACTATCTGAAGCAACTTGCCCATGTTTATTGGAAGCTGAGTATCAAGGACGTAACGTAAAGCTTGGTAAAATAATGCAAGGAGATATTAAAAAATTCAAAGTATATGTTAAGAACGATAAAGGAAATGTTGTTAAAGTAAATTTTGGATTTGGTGGTAGTTCGGCCGGCGGAAAAAGAATGGTAATTAAGAAAAATAATCCTGCAAGAAGAAAATCATTTAGAGCAAGAATGAATTGTGATAGTCCCGGTCCAAGATGGAAAGCAAGATATTGGGCATGTCGTACTTGGTAATATCAAAAATTTTTCATACATTTGAATTTAATAAAATAATATGGCAGATAAATCAATATATAGTAGGTTACAAAAACTATTTTCAACCAATACGATAGTTCGTAAAACTCCTAAAGGTACAAAGGTAATTGATACCGATGAGTATCAAAATATGACTACAAACCTTGTGGATAGGTTTATGAAACTAAAGGTTACAAACTATTCCACAGGTCAAATTGACTCATCACTAGCATATCAGCAAGTTAGAATAGATCTTTTCAGAGATTATGATTCAATGGACCAAGACCCGATATTATCATCTGCATTAGATATTTTTGCAGACGAATGCACGGCTCGTAATGAAACCGGACAAGTATTAAAAATACATCATGATGATCATAATGTAAAGCAAATCCTTGAAAATCTTTTTTATGATATCCTTAATGTAGAGTTTAATCTTTGGCCATGGACTAGAAATCTTGTAAAATATGGAGATTTCTTTCTACAATTGGAAATGTCTGAAGGTGTTGGTATTGTAAATGTTTATCCATATTCGCCTTATGAAATAAGTCGTGTTGAAAACTTTGACCCTAAAAATCCACAAAGAGTTAAATTTGTATACGCACCATATCAAAATCCATTAGGAGCATATGGGCAAACTACAAAAAAAGAATTTGAAAATTACGAAATAGCTCACTTCCGTCTAAATTCAGATTCAAACTTTTTACCATATGGTAAAGCAATGATTGAAGGCGGCCGCCGTGTTTGGAAACAAATACAATTAATGGAAGATGCAATGATATTGCATAAAATAATGAGAGCGCCTGAAAAACGTATTTTTAAAATTGATGTTGGTAATATACCGCCTACCGAAGTTGATAACTACATCCAAAAAATTATAAACAACTCTAAAAAAGTTCCATTTGTAGATGAAAGGACTGGTGACTATAATCTTAAATTCAATGTTCAAAATATGATTGAAGATTATTATTTACCTGTACGTGGTAGTGATAATGGCACTTCAATAGATACTTTAAAAGGATTGGAGTATAGTATGATTGATGAACTTAACTATCTTAAAAATAAGTTAATGGCATCTCTTAAAATTCCAAAGGCATATATGGGGTATGAGGAAGATACCGGTGGTAAAGCAACATTGGCATCTTTAGATATAAGATTTGCAAAAACAATAGAAAGAATACAGCGTGTATTGGTTTCCGAATTGACTAAAATAGCTATCATACATTTATACTCACAAGGTATTGATGATGAAAGATTGACAGAATTTAGTCTTGAACTTACACTTCCTTCAAAAATATATGAACAAGAGCAAGTTGAATTATATAAATCTAAAGTTGAATTAATAAGCTCAATGCAGAATACAAAAATGTTTTCAAAAGAATGGATGTATCATTCTATTATGAAGATGGCTAAAGATGAACAAGATGAGCAGACACTTGCTATATTAGAAGATGTTAAGCAAGCATTTAGATTGACTTCAATTGAAACGCAAGGTGTAGACCCTGCGGCTCAAACCGAAGAACAACCAACTAATGTAGAGGAAGAAATAAAAAAGATAAAAACGGAATTAGAAGAAGATGGTAAAGTAGGTAGACCAAAAGATACGGTACGATATGGTAAAGATGACCATCCATTAGGACGTGACCCACTTGGTATTAAGAAATTAAAACAAAAAGAAGGTAGCGTTAAATTCAAACCTCGTAACAATTATCAAGAGATATTTAAGGATATGGATGGTAATAAAAAAATTGTTTTATAATTTTACACTTAATAATCTTTAAAATATATAATTTGACATACTAAATACATTTAAAATAATAAAAATCATATTTATTATTAATGGTTATAGTAAACGAATAAAAATTATATATTTATATCTGACAAATTATAAATTGATGAAAAAAATAAAACATTCAAAATTCAAAAATACCGGATTTATATTTGAATTACTGGTAAGGCAAATTACTTCCGAAATAATGTCATCAAACAAATCGGTTGCGGAAAAAATTTTAAAAGAACATTTCAACTCCAAAAAAGAATTATCTAAAGAATTAAAACTTTATCAATACTTAGTTAATGAAAAGTATAATTCTGAAAGCAAAGCAGAAAAATTCATTGATACGATATGCGAAGCTCGTAAAAGACTTGATGAAACTAAACTTACAAAAGAAAAATATAACTTAATAAAGATAATCAAAGAACAATATGGTTTGGAGGAGTTTATAAAATCACCAATATCAAACTATAAGGCTTTAGCATCAATTTATAAAATATTTGAAGTAACAGTTTCCAATGAACAATACGATCCAACCGATATTGTAAATTCACGTTTCACAATTACAGAAAACATAATTAATACATCTATTCAAAATAAAGATAATAAGATTAAAGATGCTGTATTAGAGGAATATCGTAAACAAGATGAAGACCTTCGTGCAATATCTTATAAACTACTTGTTGAATCATTTAATAAAAAATATAAAAATCTTAGTAATGAACAAAAAGGACTTTTAAGAGAATATATTAATAATATAAACAACACAGGTAAATTAAGTGAGTATGTTACTAATCAGATTACAACTCTTAGTGCAAATTTAAAAGAAGTTGGTATAAAAATTAATGATAAAGTAACTAAAATTAAATTAGCAGAAACAATAGCTAATATTAAAAAAATCAAATCCGTAAAACGTATCAAAGAAGAACATCTATCTGCATTGATGATGACTTACGAACTTTTGGGTGAATTGAAAAATAAGATAAAATAAATAAGATATGACAAATTTTAGAACAAGTAATGCAGCTACATACACTACCGGTCAATCGGGATCATTACAAAATGCTTGGGGTATATTAGCAACAACAGGCTCTGCCGGAGTTCTAACATTAGACGGAGGAAATCCTACACTAAGAGGCGCATACGCAACTATGAGTATAGCACATGTAGCTACTGGGTTTCCGTTTCCATGCTATGTAAGAAGTGTATCGGTAACAGCAGGAACTGTATATGTTTTAGCATAATAAAAATAAAATCAATTAACTATGCCAGCGGTAAGTAAATCACAACAAAAATTAATGGGAATTGTACATGCTATCCAAAAAGGAGAAGCAAACCCAAAAGATTTCAGCAAAGGAGCACAAGATATGGCTAAAAATATGAAAAAATCCGATGTTAAAGATTTTGCATCAACAAAGCAAAAAGGACTTCCTGATAAAAAAGAAAATACGGATAAACTAAAAGAGTATATTCGTAAAATGGTTAGAGAAATGAGTACAACGGGTGCAGTTGATGGATATAATACACCATTTGCATTTGGCAAACGTGGCAATGAAAAAGCAAAAGCTAAAAAGCAAGCCGATTTGACTGGGTATACTCCAGTAAATGAAAATCGTTGGTTAGAACTAAAAAAAGAAGATAGTCCAGCTAACGCCAAAATAAACAAAGGTATCTCAAACATAAATAAACAACTTGCTGAAATGGAAAAGTTTATGGATTGGTATGGTAGATTGAAGCAAGAGAGTGGTGTTACGAATGAAACTTTTTGGAAAGCAACAAATCGTAACATTTATACGATTAAAGAAAGATTAGTGAGGCTTGAGCAGAAAATTCGTAAAATATCTGAATAATGAATTTAACGGAATTAGAAAATATTGTTGAGGAAATTGTAAGAGAAGAGATGGAGTATCAACAGCTCTTCAAAGCCATGCTAAAGGCAACTGGTAAAAATATTCCTACAATGAGTGATACGGAGAAGAAGAAGTTTTTTAATGCCGTAGATAAAGCATATAAAGCTAAGACAGAAGGTAGGCTAACTGGGTATAAAGAAAATATGGATGAAGGTTTCATATCCGGATTACTATCATTAATGACAGTGGCAATAATTGGTAAAGTAATTTTTTACTATTTTATACAATTAGTAGATAAGGGTATGAAATACTTTTCTTCTGATGATAAAAAATTAGAAGTAGTTGTTAAGAAAATATTAAAAGAGTTATCGGATAATAAATCGTTCATAGATGATGTTACCAATATGATTAATAAAAACAAAGGAATTGATCAAGTAACAGCCAACAAGATTTTAAAAATGGGATATACTCAAGACCTAATTAAGAAATATACCGCAAAGGGTGATATTGATAAGAACAAACTTGAGAATGAATTAAAAACCATATTTTTTAAATCTTGGGAAGATTCAAATGTTGTATCAACAATAACCGATAAAATTAAAAATGATATTAAATAATGAATAAAGGACTCTTAATAGAAACACATTTATTTGAAGCAAAAATACAAGAGGAAGATAATGGAACTTTCCTTGTTAAAGGTATCCTACAAAGAGCTGGAGCCCCAAATCAAAATAAACGTAGATATCCAAAGGAAATTCTTAAAAGAGAATGTGATAAGTATCAACAACTTATTAAAGAAAGACGTGCTTTGGGAGAACTTGACCATCCAGATTCACCTGTAATCAATCTTAAAAATGTTTCACATAATATTAGAGAAATCTATTGGGAAGGCGATGATGTATGTGGTGTAGTAGAAATATTATCAACACCATCTGGAAATATACTAAGAGAACTTCTAAAAAATAATATTCGTTTAGGAATTAGTAGTAGAGGTTTGGGTTCTGTAAAAGAAATGAACGATGGAACGGTTATGGTTCAGGAAGATTTTGAAATTATAGGTTGGGATTTCGTTTCAAACCCATCAACGCATGGTGCATTTATGGCGCCAATGAATGAAAGTAAGCAATGGCAGAAAATCGCAGATGAATGTGGTAAATGGTGTCGCTCACATGACTTAATGCGAGAAATTCTTATCGAATTAAATTAATTAATATATTTATACAAAACAATAATAAAATGAAAAAAACAATTTTACAAGAAGTTAAAGCAATAAACAAAATTGCAGGAACTAAAATTACAAAGCAACAAGAGATTGCATTAATTAAGGAAAGACTTCAAAACTTAAATGAGGCAACAGGACCATATTACTCGACAGGATATGAAGCAGGTGGTAATGGCAAGACCGGTAAGTTGGATAAAACAACACCAGAAGGAAAATATATAGCTGCTAAAATAAATCAACTATATACATTAATAAATGATAAAAAATTACTTGATTTTACCGAAGGATATGTAAAATCAATGGCAACATCGGTACTAAGATTCGATGGAATAAATAGTGTTCCAAAAGTATTATTACAAATAAGAGAGAAAAATAAATAAATAAATGGCAAAATTAATAAATCTAATACCCGCTAATCAAAAATCACAACAAAAATTAGCAGAATCTTTTGAAGATCCATTAGAAGGATTTCCTAAAGAGTATAAAGAATTACTTAAAAAACTCCAAAGAAGTAATGATCCAGCTGAAAGAACAATGTTGATAAATAAGATGAATGTTATTAGAAAAAACATCAAACTTAAACCATTAACAAATGAAGCTTTGGAAGATATGGAAGTATCTTTGCCGTCTACTATGGAAAGATTTTTGAATAAAACCATTGATATAATTAAATCTTATAAGCTTCCTAGAAAAAAAGAACAACTTGTAATAGCAAAGATGGTCGATGCATTAGGAATGAGTCCAAATGAATTAACTCAAGTTGTATCTAAATTAAAAAAATACGATATTGTTCATAAGGAAGATATTGAAAACAATGACCACAATTATATGGGTGAAACCGTTAATAAATCTACAATAAAAGATTTTCTTAAAGATTTTAACAATAATCCTGATATTTTATCATCAGGGGCTCGTGAAGCAAATGGATATATTACTATATATTTAGATGGCAAAGATGTGCATGATGAATTTCTAGCAACACTTAAATTAGCAAAAACTAAGTATAAAGATAAACTAAAAAGAATTAACTCTGGAGCTGAAGATATATTGAAGTTTAAAGTTATAAAGTAATCATTTGGTAGTAAGAATTAGATGATTTAATTAAAAACCACTTGGATACTAAAAAAGATAAATAATGATACGTTTAAAAGATATACTAAAAGAAACCGAAGAATACCAACAAATGCCAAAAGAATTAAAAAAGCATTTTTTGGAAATTATATCTACATATGGGCATCATAGAGAGGGTATGAATCGAAAATCGGATATTCGTAGTATAGCAGAGACACTGGGTGCAATCGCTGATGCGGCTCAGGAGTACACTCTACATGAAGCAGGTGATTGGTTTGATAGGGTTACAATTAAACGTAATATGGGCGAGCTAAAGAACTTACAAAAGAAATTTGAGAAAGAGGCAATTGAAGCAAAAAGCCAAGAGGAAAGACTTGAGGCACTTTACGAAGATATGGGACATGTTTTAGGACGTTACTTTGAAATCGCAGAAATAAGTGAGCAAGAAATGCAACAAAGACTTGGACTTAAAGGTAATCAGAGTAAAATTGATATGAATAAGAACGGAAAGATTGACTCACAAGATTTTAAAATATTAAGAAAACAAAAATAAATAAAATGGAACAATTAGCTTCATTATTTTTTCACAGCAGAACACAAGCGCATGTATTCCACTTAGGAGTTAAAGGACCTGGAGCATATGCAGCACATGTGGCATTACAAGCGTACTATGACGAAATAATAGGATTAGTAGATGGATTAGTAGAATCGTATCAGGGCAAATACGGACTTATTAAATTTCAACCAGTTAATGGTTTAGATACTAATTGTGATATTGAAAATATAATTAAGTATTTTGAAAAATTATGTGGAGCACTTGAAAAGATAAGAACCGATAAAAAATTACAAGATACTTGGATTCAAAATCAAATAGACAACATTTCGGAATTATTATATTCAACAAAATATAAGTTAGTAAATTTACAATAAGATACACCCTACATATAAATTAAAAGCTTAGAAATAATACCAATTTTTAAGCTTTTAATTTATTTTTTTATATATATTATCAAATATCCCATCTCATATGGGATTATATTTTTTAGACATAGTTGATTAATGAATACCCTTCCCTATAAGGTGTGACCGAACAATCAACATAATTACATTGGAGTTCCTACACTAATAACTTCACAAACAAATTTAAGTAAAAAAAAAATGGCAAATTCAAAATTATTGAAAGAAGCAATCGCTGATGCCAAAGCCGTTAAAGAAACTGCTTTAGCAAACGCAAAACTCGCTCTTGAAGAAGCATTTACTCCAAGACTACAATCTATCTTATCTCAAAAGATGAGACAAGAAGCAGAAATGGAAGATGATGACACTGAACAAGTAGATGAGGAATTAGATTCATCTGA